ATCTAAATGCAGCATCACCGAGAACTTTTTCTGGAGCTGATCGCATTCTAAAAGTTTTGATGATATTTTTTATCACCTCCACGTCCCCTTGCTTTTTTGGTACAAATTTATAATTGAAGGTAAAAGATCTCTGACCAGAAGGTCCATTATATGATAATGCTAATTTATTAACCACAACGAAACCGGTATTCTGAGTTCCGCCTTTGATAAATGCTCCTGAGACGGAATCTTTTAAACTATTAACTGCACCGCCCACTGAATCCGGGGTTTCCGTCATCCCCTCCGTTGCATTCATTGATTCCCTACCACTTACAAATGTAGCAAGATCCCCGACAACTTTATCCGAGGCTTGTTTCATTATACCACCGGCATCGTCTTGACTCCACGTTTGAGGTTCGTCTATGGATATTTGATTATTATCAGCCAAAAAAATGGTGTCAATAATCTCCTCTGTTTTAGATTTTTCTGAGAATTTTATAATGTCGAACTTTAAATATACGGGATAATCAGTAATATTATCTGGATATACATATTGTGTCATAGTTGATCCTTGGTATTCATTATATATATTTATAATAAATATTCAAATGAGCAAATATTATCAAGGTCGATATAGACTTATTAATTCGAGGAAATATAAGGGAGAGAAGGGTAATATTCAGTACAGAAGTTCATGGGAACTCAAGATGATGAAATATCTTGATATCACAGATGCTGTACTTGAATGGAATTCAGAAGAAATTATCATACCCTATCTCTCTCCACTTGATAACAAATTTCATAGATACTTTACAGATTTTTACGCTAAGATAAAAGATTCTTCTGGTTCTGTGACAAAATATATCATTGAGGTGAAACCGAGATCTCAGCGTAAGCGTCCAAGAAAATCGAATAATAGGATTAAATACATCAAGGAAGTTAAAACTTATGCGGTGAACCAAGCTAAATGGGAAGCAGCAGAACTCTGGTGTAAAAAATATGGATATACATTTAGGGTTCTTGATGAAATTGATCTTGGCATAAAGTGATATAAATAGTAGTATGGAATCAATATTCGACAAACTACAAGCAAAGGCTTATAAAAAGCAAATACCAGCTCAGACGAAACAATCGAGAGCTTGGTTTCGAGATGAGGTCAAAGGTATAAGGGTTAAATCTGCGGATGTATTGGGTGATAAAAATTTAGATCGAGTATCACATCCTCGAGCAGGAAGAATGTATACATATTTTTATGATCCTAAACATAAAGCAACACTTCCATATTATGATAGGTTTCCTCTCATTATAATGGTCGGACCGGCAGAGAAAGGATTTTATGGAGTGAATCTTCATTATCTTCCTATTCCACTTAGAGCTAAACTTCTAGATGAACTCCTGACAATAACCAATAACAAAAAATTTGATGAGTCTACACGGTTTAAAATATCATACGATTTTTTAAAAAATTCTTCTAAACTTGGTGCATTTAAACCTTGCTTCAAGCATTATTTAATACATAAAGTTGAATCGGAAATAAAATTTTTATCCTCCGATCTATGGGAAATAGCAGCATTTCTTCCTACTGCTAGATTTAAGGGTGCCACATCGGCTAAAGTTCATTCAGATTCAAGAAAAAAAATAGGTTAATTTATGGCAAGTTTCTCAGGTTTATTATCAAATGTATCTCAAATCGCGGGGGCGGTTACATCTGCACAAAATTTATACAGTCAATTACACCCCACTCCGTCAGTTCTGGCGAATAGTCAGTTGGACAGTTTTACAGCAAAGGTGAATGATATAAAACGAGGGGCGGGATGCTTTGCTAGACCAAATTATTTCTTGGCAACTATCGAGAATCAAGGATCTGAATTAAGTTCTTCACTTCTTAATAGGGATAATCGAGACAGAATTAATTTACTTTGTGATTCTACAACACTACCGGATATTGCGACTATACCCATAACATCGACAGAGGGAACCGATTTCTCCTATGACATAGTTAATAATCTTGCATATGCTACACATTCTGCAACATTTTACTTATCTAGTGATATGTGGGAAAAGAAATTTTTCGATAAGTGGATTGAGTTAACTTATCATAAGGAAAAGGGTCAACCTAATTTTTATAATAATTATACGGCAAGTATGAAAATAACTCAGGGTTACTTCGGGTCGGATGAGTCCGCTTGGAACCACGACGGAGCTCCTGATAAAAAATATACAGTAACTCTTAATGATGTATACCCAAAATCCATAGCTCCTGTATCATTAGATTGGAGTTCAACGAACGCTTTATCTAAAATGTCAGTAACTTTCCACTATTCGTCTTGGAGTTCCAATTACAAATCTAAATTCCCTGATTCAGAATAACACTTTATAATAGGATAAATTATGTCTTTACCACAAATACAAGCACCAATATATGAATTGAAATTACCTTCAAATGGTAAAAAAATTAAATTCAGATCATTTTTAGTTAAAGAAGAAAAACTATTAATGATAGCAAATGAAACCGGAGAAGAAGAAGAGAGATTAACAGCAGTCTCCCAAATTATTAATAATTGTACATTCGGGAAACTTAATGCTCGAGAAATGGCAGTATTCGATGTTGAATATCTATTTCTTCAATTAAGAGCGAAGTCTGTAGGGGAGACAGTAGAAATTAAAGTTCTTTGCCCGGATGATAAGAAATCATATGCAGATGTAACAGTTAACATTGAAGATATCAAATGTTCTAAACCTAAAAAGGATGCAAACATAATAAAATTGGATGAGACGGTTGGTATAATACTTAAATACCCCACCATTGATAGTTCTGCTGATACTATTATTGGTGCTCTCAGAGATTCTATTGAATCTATATTTGATTTGGAGACAGTATTTAATACCTCAGATTTCAGTGAAGAGGAAATCACCCAATTTATTGAATCGATGACACAGAAACAATTAATGAAGGTTGTCGATTTTTTTGAAAATATCCCCAAGGTTAAATTGAAGGTAGAAGTTATTAACCCAAATACTAAAGTTAAAAGTGAGGTTGAATTGGAAGGACTCAATTCTTTTTTTTAATAGCTCTTTCCCATAACAATTTAGGTTCATATTTGAAAACTAATTTCGCCCTGATGCAACACCATAATTATAATTTGTCAGACATCGAAAATATGATACCTTGGGAAAGAGATATTTATGTTTCGATGTTAACTAATTATATTAATACTGAAAACGAAAAACGGAAAAATCAAAGGTAAGAATATGGAAAATAACGATATAGATACAAATAAGACGAATCTCGATTCTATACTTGAAAAAGAAAAAGAAATCAATACCGAGTATGAGAAAAAGCTTAGTGCCTATGAGAACGCCATCCTTCTTGCCGAAGCTGAAGGGAGATCAACAAAAGAAATTACAGACTCTATAAAGGAATTAGGAGAGGCTAAAGAAAAAGAATTAAAATCTCACGCGAAAAGTAAGGAAATTTATACTAAGCGTGAAGCTATGAATAAAAAAGCTGCAGATCTCGAGAAGGAAATCGAAGATTCTATTGCAGAAAAGAAAGAATCAGAAATAAGAGAAAAAGAAGAAGGATGGGATAAAAAAAGACAAGAGGCTCAAGCTGCTTTACAAGACCCATCGGGTTGGATGAAAACATTCCTAATGAGAAAGGCGGCTGAAAAATTAGAATATATTACATCTGCTAAAAGAAGAAGAGAAGTTGCTGATGAAAAGGAGAAAAAAGCCGAAGCAGAAAAAAAACAGGTTGATGATTTAATCAAAAAGGAAAAATCTTTACATGATATTAGACAAGTTTCAAACTCATTTGATCAAATTTCTCCTGAATCGGATTTAACGCCACCCGATATAACACCCCCCGCTACTGTTAGTAATACTGTCGAGAATATAACACCCCCCGCTACTGTTAGTAATACTGTCGAGAATATAACACCGCCTGATACTGTTAGTAATACTGTCGAGAATATAACACAGGAAAACCCCACTTCTATACTCAAAGATATAGAATCAGTTCAATTACCTCGTATTGAGGATGCTATATATGGAGACCTAGCTCCTATACTTAAAGATATAAGAGATTTATCTGCAGCACAATTAAAGACAGATAAAAATCAATTTAAAGCAGACAATAGAATATCTGCAGCAGAAGAAGCTGCTGCGGCTGGTTCTGAAACTGGAACTGGTGGTGTACTTACTGGGGGTAAAGGTGGTAAGAATAAAGATGTGGTTGAGGATGGTGTTGGTGGGATCATGTCAACGATCCAAGATGTGATAACCGAAGGAGCTGGGGGTATGATATCCGAAAGAGCCATGGGTGGAAGTTCAGCCGGAAAACCAGATAAAAAACCGAAAACGAAAGCCGGTGGTCTAAAAGGG